GCCCCCTCTTGATCCCCTCATACACTCGCACCGACTCAATTCCCCAGTGATTTCAAGGGGTTAGCACCCCTGCACCTTTCTAGAAATCGCGAGGGCCGCGCCTTCTCAGGCGTAACCCCCTGATATCCTTAAAGATTCTTTCGGTTCCCGTTAGTTTATGAGTATTGGAATTCTCGTAAACTAACAGGCCCCGCCCTACCTATGGGGCCCGCCCTACCTGCAGGCCCCGCCCTACCTATGGGGCCCGCCGTACCTGCAGGGGCCCGCCGTACCCATAGGGGCCCGCCGTACCCATAGGGGCCCGCCGTACCCCATAGGGCCCCGCCCTACCTGCAGGCCCCGCCGTACCCCATAGGGCCCCGCCGTACCCCATAGGGGCCCGCCGTACCCATAGGGGCCCGCCGTACCCATAGGGGCCCGCCGTACCCATAGGGGCCCGCCGTACCCCATAGGGCCCCGCCCTACCTGCAGGCCCCGCCGTACCCCATAGGGGCCCGCCCTACCCATAGGGGCCCGCCCTACCTGCAGGCCCCGCCCTACCCATAGGGCCCCGCCCTACCCATAGGGCCCCGCCCTACCCATAGGGGCCCGCCCTACCCCATAGGCCCCCGCCGTACCCTATCGGGGCCCGCCGTACCCTATCGGGGCCCGCTAAGCCTCTAAGTAGCAGTAATCATTACGGATCCGCGGAAGGTCTCGCTTTTTGACTCGAGGACGGCCCTCCACTCCCCGCCGAAAAAAACAAAAAAGGGGTTTTTGTTGACGCTCCCAACGCCTTCCCGCCATCGTTGCATCCGGCAAACCGAAGGCCTCTCACGGCCCCATAGGCCCTCACGGCCCCTCACGCCCCTCACGCTTCTCACGCCCTCACGGCCTCACGCCCCTCACGGCCCCCCTGAGCAAGTGCACCCACTGGAGCCCTCTGGGTGCTGGTGCTACATCCGCTTCCATGATCATCCAGACACCACAGGGCCCCATCGAATCACGTGAGATCCCAGCGCCCTGGTGGGTCTATGACGCCATCGAAGACCTTACGCCAGAGCGCATCTTCTGGATTACAGGCGGCCTGGGCTCAGGAAAGACCACGGGGGCGGCCCACTGGTTTATCGACAGGTGGCTCCTCAATCGCCACTCGAGGTTTTCCTGGGGCGTAGCCCCCACGTACACAAAGGTCGAGCAGATTATAATTCCCGCAGTCGTGCAGGTTCTTCATGACGTCTATGGCCTTCGGGAGAGAGTCCACTATTCCTTGACGAGGACGCCTTTCTGGAAGCTAATACTCAAAGGCTATCAGCATGAGATGCACTTTTTGTCGGGCGATCGGCCAGAACTATTCGTCGGCTCGAACATTGCGTCATGGTGGATTACAGAGCCAGGACTCCAGCGGCGAGAGGTGTTCGAGAAGTGCCAGACACGTCTTCGATGCCCACGGGCGGTGGTCCGGCAGGGCATAGGAGAGGGCACTCCCGAAGGGCTCAACTGGTACGCAGACCTTGCGGATATCCCCGGCCCAGGGGGCTCTTATGACAGAGGTGATGCAGAGCGCAACTTCCGCCGCTTTATCGTGGAGACCACGATGAATAAGCATCTCATGCCGTCCGCAGAGGTGTACGCCAAAACGAAGATAAGGGACGTTTACGCCTATGACCCGGCAAAAGCTTTGAGCTATGAGAAGGGCTTGTTCACGAAATTTACCAAGGGCTCGGCGTACTGGGAGTTTGTCGAATCCAGGAACGTCACAGCGTCCTTTGAAGCTACGCCAGACCTGCCAATCCTTCTGTCCTTTGACTTCAACGTGGCACCGTTGGCGTGGGTGGCCATGCAGGAGTTTCGTCGGATGGACCGTGGCCCATATGCTCCACGCACTCATCAGATTGTGGCCCTCGGGGAGAGTAGCGGAGAATCCCGTGGACTCATGGACGCCATCGCGGAGTTTGCCGCACTCTTCCCGCCGAGCGAGTATGGCTCGACGCCCATCAGAGTCTTCGGAGATGCTTCAGGGTTTGCCCGAAATATTCACACGGCGGGGTCGGATTATACTTCCATTCAGCACTACCTCGCCTCTTTAGGTTTTTACAACGTCTCTATCGTTGCCGAGAGAAAGAACCCGCAGATTAAACATCGACTGGAACGCACGGCGGCGCTTATGGCTTACGAAAAGTTCCTCGTGAGTGTAAACTGCAGAAGACTCATCCAGAGTTTCGTGAAGAGTTCATTGAAAGAAGGGACATTCGAAATCGAAAAGCCAAGAGATGAGGACTGGACGCACTATGCTGATGCATGCACGTACTGCCTCTTTCAGTTGTCCAAAGGTATTAAGATTGATGGCCTCTATGACTACACAAGGCCGTTAGGAGCAAGTTTGTAATGGGCATTAAATTTTACGACCATCCAGAATACGAAGAGAACGAAGAGGCATTAGAAACCTATCGAGTCCTCTACAACGGAGAGCGTGAAAAGCTTGTAGGACAGAAATATCTCTGGCCGCACGAGCTTGAGTTCTCGAATCAAGCTGCGTCGACCGACCCATCCTCTGGTGTTTCGGAAACCGTAGGCCAGAAAATCCGCCGCATTCGAGCCATGCGCTCTCGGTACTTCAATCTCTTCGAGCCAGTAATCTCTACGTGGATTTCTATGGCCTTGTCGAAACCGATTCGCCTCGATGAAGAGACGGCCAATATGCTTGGCGAGGATGTTCACAACATCGATGGAAAGGGTACCTCTTTACAGAACTTCGTCATGAACGATATCGCCGTATCGTTCTTCAGAGATGGAAAGGCCTGCATCCTCGTAGATGCACCGGAGAATACCGCAAGGACTCGTGTCGAAGAAGCGCTCAGTGGCTTTCGCCCTTACATGGAAATGATAGACCCACTGGAGCTCAAAGATTGGCAGATAGGAGAGGATCGGAAATTTGACGGCATCCGTTATGAGTATGAAGTGATTGCGCCTCGTGCCTCATTCATGGAAGAGCCCGAAGAGGTTGAGTACTGCAAAATCATGGAGCGCAAGGACGGTGGCGTGTTTGTCTCCATCTACCGAGAAAACGAAGAGACTGAAGAGTGGGAGGCGGTAAGCGTCGACATTCCTCTCGATGGCTTTACAGAGATTCCCGTGGCCATCACGGTTAACAACGTCTCGTGGGTTAAGGATGTCTCTGAGCTTCAGCTGGTCGTCTATAACCTGATGAGCGCTTACTACAATCAGCTGAATACCCAAGCGTTCCAAAGAGTCTTTGTCTCTGGCGACCTTCAGGACAAGCATCTTATAAGCATTTCGGAGTATGCGGTCTCTGTGCTTCCGCAAGAAGCCAAGCCGTATGTCATCGAGCCAGCATCGACGGAAGCGCTGCTCAATGCGATTAACACTTCTGTCGATCAGCTTTATCGAGTGGCGTTCAACCGCACACGTGGCGTGTCGAGCACCTCCAACGAAGCTCCTGGAGCAGCAACTCTTCGAGAGATGTCGACTGAGCTCATCGCATTGTTGATCCATGCCGTAGGAGAGCTCGAGGGCGCTATCAATGATGCGTTGGCAAACTACGCAAGGTTCAAGGGCATCAGCGACTTTAAAGGCCGTGTAACGCTCTCTCGTGACATTACTGCCGATGACGTTAATCAGCAGATTCAGCTCTTCCTGGCGTATCGTGATGAGATTCGCAACGTGGATTCATGGAGAAAGGCGCATCTTAAGAAGGTTGCGGCCACCATGGGCTATAACGAAGATGAGCTCTCGCAGATTGTCATGGACATCGATGAGATTGCGCCGCTTCCTAGTTTCAACCAGACGGCACTTCCTCGAGGGCTGACAGCCGCTGGGACACCGGGGGAAACTGTTAACGTACCGCTCCCAGAGCCAAGGGTAAGAGACAGTGACGGAAGATGAGTTGGAAGAGCTCCTCTTGCTGGTCGAGAGGGGTAACAAACGCATAGACCGAGAGGTGACTGGGTATATCAGTACCCTTCGCCTTCTTATGCAGCGAAAGATTCTTGAAGAACTCTCGGGCCTTCCTGCCGACCGAAACATCCGTCAGTCACGAGTCATCCGCCTTCTGGGAGGCTTAGAATCCATCGTGCTTACCGATGATGTGCAGGAGCATATCGAGTCTTTGCAGGACATCTTCGACCTGCAGTATCGGCTTATGGAGCAGTGGTACGAGATAGCCAATGGGGAAGAGATGGCTGACCGAAGGCTGCCAAACATGGGGGTTTTTGTTAACTCTCGAGAGCAGAACGTCTCTATTATGGCGAGGGCCTATGCGAATGAGGTGCGCCAAGGGCTTGCCGACTCTGTAATTACTGGAGAACGGATATCCGACTTTGACCTCGCTGACGTTCCGGCGACTCGGATATTCAACACACTCAGCACAGACTTAAAGACAGCTACTGCAACCTATAGCCGTATGGTTGCAATGAATCAGGGCAAGAAGTTTGTCCTTTACGCTGGGCCACGAGACCAAAGGAACCGCCCATTTTGCGCCGAGAGGGTGAATCGAATCTTCCCTATCGAAGTGGTGTATACTTGGGATAACGGGCAGGGCATCCCCGCCAATCTTTACTGCGGTGGTTATGGATGTCGGCATGCTCTTATTCCAGTGGGCGTAGGGCAATGACCATAGAGATAAAAAACCTTGAGGCAATCAATAGGGCAGTCGAAGAGCGGCTTAATAAGATGGGGCCTACGCTTCAAACTGCTGTCGAGAGAGAGGCCGAAGGGATTAAGACCAGAACCAAGTCCGGCATTGATGTCGATGGGAAGCAGTTTACTCCGTATTCAGATAATCCTAAAGCTCGTGGGGCTAACTGGAAGGATGTTCGTAGAAATACAGGCTTTCAAACAGCCTACGTTGACCTAAGCTACAGTGGCGATATGTTCGAGGCGATGAAGGTCGCCTTTAGAAAGGAAGGGTTCAAGTTTCTCGCTACCATCTTTTTTAACGACCAGAAGCAATCGAAAAAGGCCCTTGGGCATCAGAGCGGACAACTTGGCAAAGTTAAGTTTATCGCTCGAAAGTTCTTTGGCCTATCAAAAACTCAGCGAGAAACGATAGCATCTAAACTACGGAATGCGAAATGAGCGACGATAACAACAATTCTAATCAGCCTCCACAGGAACCTGTTAGCGACGATCTCCAGAAGATGCAGGATAAGCTCCAACGTCTTCAAGGGCTCCTTACGTCTAAGGAGAAAGAGTATAATCGGGTAGTATCAGTCTACAAGGATATCGACCCCGATGAGTACAAGAACCTCAAGCAAAAGTTGGAAGAGAAGGAGCGGGAAGCTGCAGAGAAAGACCCGCAGAAGATGGAAGAGCTCTTTCAGCGAAAGCTCGATAAGTACCGTAATGAAGTAGAGACAGAGAAGCAATCCCTCAAGGAGCAACTCGACGCTCTTGCTAGGGTTAATAAAAACTTGGCGGTGACTGATAAAGTCATGTCGGATATTTCAGGGATGTTTAACCAGGACGCCCTAAAGTGGATAAAAAGAGAAGTGGAAGAGTCCTGCGATTTAGACGAAGATGGTTCTATCGTTGTTAAAGACGATAGCGGAGATATTCTCTACAAGGGGACTCGCCCAATGACTTCAAAAGAGTATGGGGAGCTACTTGTTGAGAAGTATCCAAGTCTCGCTAAGGCATCTGGTATTAGTGGTGTGAAGGACGCTACTCCAGGGCAACGCTCGTCGCCTCGTGGGGGCAATAAAGTCCCTGAGTCATGGGCCGAATTGCAAGCTATGCCAAATGCTAGAGAGGTCTTGGAGCGCCTGAAGAAGGAGAATCCCGCTGCGGTTCAAAAGATTTTGCGAACCATATCTGCATAATTAGGAAGGAATTTACCTATGGCAACACAGTTTAAAGATCTTGATGGCGTTAGATTTGTTAACGGTGTCGCTACAGCTGTCAACAATGCGGATGTTACTACTCCAACTTCAGCTGAGTTGGTTGCGGCCCTCGGGTCGGCAGCTAGCCAGGTTGGAAAGGTTTTCATCCAGGATGATGCTGGGGCTAACACCACAGTGAAACTCGTAGTTAGCAATGGGGCTAGCTATTTCTTCGTTGCTTTGACGAAGGCTGTTTAAGAATTTTAAGGTAAATGACGCCAAGTTTTATAGGTAACAATAGAATGAATTACATGCTTACCAACACAAAATATCTCTGCAAGTTCTTTGCGGGTTTTTTGTTTGGTCTTGTAAAGCTTTCGTATCTGCAAAACAAAAGAGTCATTGAGTATAGCCATACCGTGACGGCTACCTCTGGGTGTGTTTGGAAGATGTCGTTCCTTCGCAATCTTATCAGAGCAGTTGTCCTGGTGTGTGCCAAGAAACAAATGCTGCGGGTTTACGCAAAGGCGATTATCGCACTTGTGGCAAACAAGGAACCCTTCGGGGATTTCTCCAGCATAAAAAGAATAAGAAAGTCGATGAGCATAAAGTTGTTTTCTGTTCTGGGTGCCACTGGTTCTAATGGTTCCATAGCCATAGGAATTGATGCGGCCAGTCCAGTTCCAGCAGCTTGACTGATTGCCTTTCTTAAAATGTCTTTCGAATCTTTCTTGTAATGATTTGACTGGCATAAAGTAATTTTAACTAAATGGGCGTTATATAACATTACGCTCTGAGACATGTAAAGGAGATTTATATGGGTGCCGTGAGTAATATCACCGAATTTGGAAATAGCGTTAACGTCACTGACGTTCTCGCAGCTGGAATTTCCCCAGCGCTTGTAAAAGCTAACTGCATGATGGCAGTTATGCACACTGAGGGACTTCCCGCAGGAACAATGACAGCAAAGCTCACACGACGTGGATCTTTGACTGCTGCTACTCTTGCTGAGGCTACTGCTCTCGCACCAAACGCAGATGGCGAGCTTACTGATTCTTCAGTATCGGCCACCATTGCTAAGTGCGCTGTAGTTTCTGGCGTATCTGTTGAGCAAGGCGCATTCGGAAGCATCACTGCTGACCGTATTGCTGCTGAGCACGGTGCTTCTATTGCTCGTTTTGTTGATAACGATGCTCTCTCGTTGTTCTCTGGTCTTTCGACCTCTGTAACTTCGGCAAGCATCCTTACCATCGACGATGTAATGCTTGGGCAGTTCAACATCTTCAACTCTGAGTGTCCTAACAAGGAAGTTCCGCTTAAGGCAGTTCTTTCTCACCGTGGTCACTACAACATCAAGAAGGAAATCGTACAGTCCGGTGCTTCAGTATGGAGCAACGAGAGCTACCTCGACGTACTTGGCGGAACCCCACAAGCTAACTGCTATGTTGGTTCTCTCCTTGGCTCGATTGATTTCCACGCTACTTCTGGACACGCTACCTCTGGCGGCGACACTGTTCAGGCTATCTTCCACCCAATGTGGGCATTCGCTGGCTTCTTCGCTCCAGCGCCTGTTACATGGGTTAAGGAGAAGGGAGGTGAGGGGTTCTACACTGAGTATGCTACGTACTACTTCTACGACGTACTTGAGTGGAACGACCTTTGCGGCGTTAAGCTCTTGAGCGATACCTAATATAAGGTAGGTTGAGGGGGGGCAGCCCGGAGAGCAGTTGGCTCCGGGTTGCCCCCCTTTTTTATTACAATCGAGAGAAGCTATGAAGCAGGAAGTCTATAAGACTATCGTTCAGCCAAAAGAAGAGACGCTTAAATACCTCACCGGATGGAAACGCCCAGGCTATGCTTTCATCCTTTTCGAAACAAAAGAGTGGCATGTGTTCCACGATGGCGAGAAGCGTCTGGGCACTGGCCTGATGACCCTCAACGCTGAGAGTCGGCCTGAAATCTACCACCACGTAGACCTCTATCTACAAAAGGGATTCCGAATCCTCGACTACGGTAACTTCCCGAAGTTTAACGACAAAAACCCACAGAGAGCCGCTAAAGCTCTTCACTACTCGCAAGGCGCAGGTCTTAACCCATGGGACAATCTTGAGAAGTTCGTAAAGCAAAAGATGTCGAGTGAGATTAACTGGGATGAGCGAGCTTCCAACTACGAGAATGAGATCAGCGTTCTCAAGAAGAAGTTGGACGAGGAAAGAGCTAAACTAGCTGTAAAGCAGTCAGTTCTTAAAAAGGAGCTATAGTCTTATGGCCGTATTTATCAAGAAAGAAAACCTCGGCTCACGCCCACCTCCTCGAAAAAGCATCATGAGGACCGTGGAGTCTATGCAGACTTTCCAAGCGCTTCAGCAGCACTATGCTCAGCAGAAAGAGCAGAAAAGGCAAGAGCTCAAGGATAAGTGGGAATCAAACGCTGAAGTTCAGCGTTGGCGCAATCAAATGACTCCAGAGGAGCGAACACGTGATGCCATCGAGCGCATGGTTCCTACCACTAAAGAGGTCTTAAAGATGCGTAATGGAGGCAATGAGGTCTCCTATGAAGAAGGTCGAGCTAAGGCCGTAGAGATTGCCGAAAAGTCAGATAAGCAAAAGAAGGAAGACTAGAGTGGACGCAGACACCTACTGCATTAAGGTGTGCGGCGGAAAATGTTGCACATTGTATCCTATGGGCGAAGAGCCTGTTAGGTGTCCAAGACAGGCGGCAGATGGATCGTGTAGTATTTATGCAGTTAGATATAGCGCTCCGTTATTGCAAGAAACGCTAGTACAGGTCGGGACGTGGAGAAATCGCAGAGGAATTGAAAGACCATTCGTTTGCGGTCACATAGAAAATATCATAGCAGAGGGCAATCTTCCCAAGCATATAGAAGATGTATGTTGCTATGCCTATCCAGAACTATTAGAGGAAACAGAATCATGCGATATAAAGTAGACTTACAAAAAGAGAAGATGTCTGAGCGACAAGTGCGTGATAGCATTGAGAAAGCAGCGCAAACAGCTCGTAACATCTCCCAGCAGCGTGGAGAAGGCGATAGGAGCCATGATTCTTTTCGGAAGGACATGGTAAAGAACGCCGAGCGAGATAAAAAGGAAGGTAAGATATAATGGGCTACCCGTTTGGTCAGAACATCACCTACTGGTTTTATCCGCTCTTGGATAACGATACGGCGGTAGTACCATCGGCTGTTCAGTCTCAAACGCCAGCTATCTATGTCTTTGATGAGTCCGTGCCCTCTCGTGGAGATGCTGCCTCTGGGGCAAATAGCCTACAGACCGTAAGCACATGGGTTTGGAGCTCCCAGAAGAAAGCCTGGAGCCTTACAATTCAGGCTATCAACGACCCACACCCAGACAGCAATATTCCAACACGGACCTACTGGGTCGCTTTAAACTTCAGGCTTCAAAGCGCTGGGCAGGTTCAGACTGTTATTAAGCCTCTCCAGCTTGAGCGTGTTGTTGGCCACGATAAGGTTGTCTCGGTTACAGAAGAAGACCTCCGTGCCTACTTTCCACAGATTGATGCCTACTCCTCTGATGTTCAACGAAAGGCATTTATTTCCCAGGCTCTAATTGAGATTAAGGGTGAGCTCCGAGCAAAAGGGTACGAATGGGCAAAAATTACCCGTGCTGACCGACTCGACCTGTGCGTAATCTATAAAGCCTTGTCGATGGTCATGGTTGGGCAGATTCAGGAGCCAGGCGATAAGTTTTCCATTAAGTACCAAGAATATAAGAGCGGTTTTCAGAGCAATCTGGATAGCCTTAAATTCGAGTACCAGCAAATGGAAGGTGGTATCATAGAAACTGGCAAGGGAACGGCTACCATCATTATTTCGAGGTAGGTCATGTCATCCTCGGCAGATGTCAGAGCAGCGTGGCAAGATAACATCTGGACCGATAAAGCCATTGCGCCAATGACGTCTAAAATCTTCCTATATGACGTTAGTGTGGATAGCACCTTCAACATGGCCGAGCTTTATTATGGAGCTCCTGGCAAATATCCAACGATTAACTTCTTTTTGTGCCTTGTGCGCCGTCAGCACGAGCCTTTAATCATGGGAAATACTAGGTACACTTTCCAAGTAACAGTGCAGTATTATCTTCAACAGGAGGAGAGTTCCTCTAACACTTACAACACGCTGGTAGATCGGCTTGAGACAGTGGATAACCTGGTTAGAAGTAATCTAGGCGGGTCATGGGGTGATACTGTAGATTTTTACAATGGTGGCACCCCACAGGATATTTCAGTAGTTACCATTGATAATAAAGCCTGCTGGAGAGGTGGCTTTACATACCTTGGAATAAAAACTGTTTAGTATGGAGATTTAATATTTATGGGAGCAAGTATTACAGGCGCACAAACCAAGGCTGGCGTAAAAATCGCCTCCACTTGGGGAACGGCAGTCGCTTGCGGAGTTGGAAATAGCTTCGCTGGTGAAATTTCGCCTAGCTTTAACGTATCAGAAATTACATCACGCCAGATCGGTTCGGGAGCATACATGCTTTCAACTGCAACCCGTGGGTCGGTTATTCCAACCATATCGCTTACGGCTGATATGGGGTATCGCAATAACTGTGATGTTCTCTTGGCTCAGTTCATGGGAACTGCACCAGCACCAACAGAGGTTACTGTTGGGCAGGCTGATTGGAAGCACGTTATTACGTTCAACACCACATTGAACTCTAAGTATGTAACTCTAGCCTATGAGACTACGAGTGCTACGGTAATGGAGTTCCCAACTTGTGCTGTTCAATCCATTGGTATCGCTACAACTGGCGTACCTGGATATCTGGACTTTACGGCAGAGCTTATCGCTAACACCGCAGAGCTTTCGTCCGCTGTAAATACAAACGTTACATTGGCTAACTGTACCTTCACTGAGGGCGTCCCTGAGTTGGTAGCAGTTGACCTTGTAGATAAGTTCCGTACGAATGTTCAGAGTGGTTCAGCTGTAGCCGGTGGTGATCAGTATAATATTACTGGATTCAACCTTGCGCTTAATCGCCCTCAAGAGATTATCCCTGAGATTAAGGGGTCTGCTGGTAATACGGCTCCTTTGGCGTCTGATCTCTTTGATGGTACTTTGAGCGTAGATGTTCGTCAGCTTGCTGACCATGCGTACTACACCATCTGGAGTGCTGAGACAGCTCGCAAGGCTCTCATTGAGATTGAGGGAACTCAAATTGGTACTGGAACCACCAAGAAGCTTTCAATCTACCTTCCTCGTATGCTCTTGGTAACTGAGCCGCAGTACGCTCTTACCGACCAAGGGACAAATACGATGTCGATGGAGTTCCGACTCCTGAAGGCGGCTACGGCTCCTACAGGAATGACTGGTAGCACATATCCGTACTTCGAGATTGTAAACGGGCTTGCAACTTCCCTGCTTGCCTAGTTAGTTCGGTAGTATCATTAAGGGCGGTATAGTTCTCTTGAGCTATACCGCCCTTTCTATATATTCGGCCCATACCCCCATTAAACTAAGGGAAAGTGCTATGATTATTGACAGTGACCTTACGGTAAAAGTTGGCGACGGAGTTGCCGTATTCGATGAGCCTACCCTTCGTGACTGGGCCATTATGATTGAAATGTCTGGCAAGACTCTTGAAGAGCAAGCCGACATCCTCCTCCCAAAGCTTAAGGAGCTTCGTGGCTTCGAGTATAAAGATGGAACTGCAGTTACAGTAGAAGACCTCAAGAATAAGAAGTTTTCCGCAAAGTTCTTCTTCCAGCTTATTCAAGCTTGGTCCAAAGCAATCGTTGAAGGACTCAAGGGCGAGGCGGAATCAAAAAACGACGTAACGGTGAATTAATTAGGCTGCTGAGATACAAGCTCTTTGAGCCTGGTCTCAACTGCGCTAATTGTCACGTCCTTTACGCCAAAAACAATAAGAAGCCTGCTTGTCTCATGAACCTATGTCCTATTGTCGACATAGCGGGGAACAAGCGGCTTAATCGTCTTGCTGACGCATTTCTACAGATAGAGATTCTGGATATGTCTAGCGGCTACGGCTCTTTTCAGGAAAAACTCCTGAAAGAGAGCGGACTTGCCGACGAAACAGCAGAAACCATCTTGGAGATGAGGACCGTTCTATCGGAATATAGGGAGTGGACCGCTAAGAAAAGCAACAAGGCGAAGATAAAGTAATGGCAGGCTTCGGTGACTCTAATGACATTAAGATTAATGTAACCCTTGATACAGAGGGGGCAATTAAGTCTGCCGAACAACTTAAGTCTGCATTGGAGAGTGGTCTTAAGAGCACTGAGCAGCAGTTCAAGAAGATCGAAGGACTGTCAAAGAGCATGAGCGCTGTGCTCATTGAAGAAATTAAGTCCAAGGAGCGGATTCAGCTCGAGTCTCTTAAGAACGAAGCAGCAGCAGAACGTAGAAGGCACTTAGAGGTTCTGGCTAACGCAAACCCAGAAGTTGCTATCACCAAGCTTAAGTATCAGTCTGCCGCAAAAGAGGCTCAGGCATCGGCGCAACAACAGATTGCTGCAGCGCAAAGAACATCTGATGAGAAGATTAAGGCCGACCAGCGAGCGGCTGATAATGCCATTAAGCTTAGGCAACTTCAGGTTCGTGAGGCTGAGGCGGCTGCACGGCAAACTGCAGCAACAGAAAGCACTCTTCGAACTCAAATTCTGGAGAATATCGCTAAGATTAACCAAGCGACTGCAAGGATTAAAAAACCTACAGGCGGTGGTCTTGGGGATACTGCAGGCTCTGGCAAGCTAGTTGATGCACTTAAGAATAGCGTAGCCGGGCTTTCACTACAGTTTGGCAATGTTAACGTAGGGTTTGCGTCGTTCATTAACAACTTTAAGAACCTTGGAGTTGTTGGTGGAAGTGTAGCAGGAATAGTCGCAGCAGTAGGTGCTATTCAAAGGTTAGACAAACAAATTGATCAGCTCGCCGAGCAGGCTAATAAAGTTGAAGGGCTTGCCGCTGGTTTCCAGGTTCTTCAAAGAACAGTAGGACAAGATCCAAGCACATCGATTCAAAAACTTAGAGATGCTACTCAAGGACTTATATCTGACGTTCAGCTCTATCAACGTGCAAATCAGGCCGTTCTTCTTGGAGTTCCTACAGATACATTTAATCAGGCTGCAGCCGCTGCAGTTAAGCTCGGAAGAGCGATGGGAATTGATGCCGCATTCGGCCTCGAGTCTCTCTCCCTCGGACTTGGTCGTCAGTCCCGTCTCTACCTAGATAACCTTGGTATTATTGTTAGCGCCGAACAAGCCTACGCAAACTTTGCGATGACAGTCGGAAAGACTGCAAACGACCTAACGGACTCTGAAAAGAAACAAGCATTCTTTGCTGAAGCTCTTAAGAAGATTAAGGAAAGGGCAGAAGAACTTCCAGATCCCCTTGATACTGTTGGCGTTGCACTTCAAAGACTTCAAGCAGCCCAAGAGAATGCTAATACAAAATTTAGCGAAGGTATAAATACATCCAAGGCCCTTACGGATGCATATAAGGATCAAGCTAAGCAAGCTGCACTTGCGGCAGAAAGTAATGAGAGATATGGCGCTGCGGTAGGATTATTGGGAGGATTTGTTAAGCAACTTGCAAATGACATTAGAGGCATTGGCCTCATTGCAAGAAACGCTGGGGTAGAAATTGTTGGTGCTTTTGCCGATCTTACACCAGAGGAGCGCCTTCAGACCCTCGATAAGACAATCAAAAAGCTAGAGGAGTCTACCAATCAACTTCGAGAAGCAAGGTCTGCAGCTGAAAATGAAGGGGATCAGTTTAGCCCAACGCTTGCAAATAGATTAAAAGAACAAGAAGCAGCACTTGTAGCAGCCAGAAAGGAAACAGAAGCACTAACAACAGAAATCGCACGGCTTCGAGGCGAAGGTGCTCAAGGCGTTAAGATAAATGTAGATATTTCTGCAATTACCGAAGCTAGAAGTGCATTTACAAATCTTTTTGCTAAGATTAAAGAAGACACCCTAAAAGATGCTGGGCAAGTAGAAGTTCCAGGGATTGCGCCAGAGGTACTCCAGCAAGCTTCCATCGCATATGAAAAACTTGTATTTGGATTAGATCAGGGAACTGTATCTACTGCCAAATTCAATGAAGAATTTGCAAAGCTTCAAGCGAATGTTGGGCAATCTGCCGCAGCTGCAAAGGTTGGGGAGCTTACCCAGGAAATAGCCAAGCTACAAGAGCAAAGTAAACAAGCTGGTGCAGATCAGAACGAGTTCTCTACAAAGATAAAAATTGCATCTGAGCAACTTGCGGAGGCTTCACGACAAGGCGGCCTTTATGGCAAGACTGCAGAGAAACTAGGTGAGCTGCTTGTAATTTCTGGAAAGAAGGGCAAAAAGGCTTCCGAAGATCTTAAATCAGCGCAGAAGGATGCAGCTAAACAATCAGCAACAGCACTTAAACAACAAGAGCAGCAACTAAAAGACCTTACTAAATCCCTTGGTAGATCTCTTGGACAAGCGATCCCAAAGAATGTTCAACAACAGCTTCTTGATGTATTTAACGAACCACAGCAAAGCGCTGAAGAGCTTAGAGCGAAGATAGAGGAAATTGGCAAAGAATTCCTTAAGGCTGGTGGAGACTATCAGGCTTTTGCAAAGGAAGTTAAGGGACTCAACGATCTCAAGAATGAGATGCCCGATCAGCCTTTAAGCGGCACATCGGAGAGTATTAATGAAGCGAAGCAATATAATAAAGAACTCGCACAAGCCCAGGAAGGCCTTCTTAACATAAGAAAGCTTATCTATGGCGACAATCAAGACCCCAATCAGAAGGCAGCTGGTGGAGGCTTCTTCGGGTTCGACCTTGGGGAAAATGCAACTCAAGAGATGGAGGCTCAAATTGCTGGGCAGTTCCAAGATGCACTTGCAGGAGCATTCCAGGCTGGTGCAGATGGATTCTCAAGAGAGGATGTTCCAGGCATAGCAGCGTCTATCGGCTCTGCAACTGGAGCTGCCATTGCAGCATCTATTGGAGTTCCACCAGAAGTCGGAGCAGCAATTGGAAATGTTCTTGGACAGATTGTAGGAGAGTCGCTCGCCGAGCTCGGTAAGGATCTTGAAGGTACTCAACAGCGCAAGCAGATCGATAAATATTTTGGTGAGCTCTTTGATGGTGGGCGGCTTGGCGTCGTTATCCAAGGACAAATACGTACCGCAGTATCTAATGGTGTAGCTACCATTGGAGAGGAAATTGCAACAATTCAGCCAGAATTGAGGCGTCTTTCAGATCTTGTATTCGAAGGATTCACTCCATTTGCTGGACAGGTAAGATTTGGTGGCGAAGGGTTCTTTAACTACTTCAATACGCTTTCATCTGAAATACAGAACTCATTTAATGGGGTTGGACTCGCACTTGGAACTCTTCAAGGAATAAGTGCAGAGCAAGCACGGCTTATTGGCGTAGCATTAAGCAATAATATTGGAGGTAGTCTTCAAAACCTTCAAGTTCTTGTTCAACAAACTGGAGAAAGTTTTGAAGATCTTTCTCAGGCTATTCTTAAAGCATTCAGAGATTCTCAACTTACTGCAGAAGAAGCTTATAACGCTCTTGTACAGCTTCAAAATATTTACTCTGAAGGTATCCCTGGGGCTATTGGAGACTTCCAACAAGCCATAGATAATCTCAATACCTCACTTAAAAATGAACAGCCTGGACAGTATGCCCTCGACTCACTGAGAGATATTGGAGCAGAGGGCCAAGAAGCCCGTGCATCATTTGAATCTGTTATATCAAGCCTTGGACAGACATTTGGATTTGCTGCAGATCAGCAAGCTCGTCTTTTTGAAGCCCTTAGATTAAGTGGCATTGCAACTCTTGCAGATCTTGCTAAGGCAAGTGATGCACAGCTTCTTACGCTTATTAGAAACATCAACGCCATTAAGGAAAATGCTGCAGCTCCTCTTGCGGCAGCTCCAACTATTCCTAGCACTAAAACTGGCGGCGGCGGAGGATCAAGAAAAAAGAGTCCTCAGGAAATAGCAAAAGAGCTTCTCGAAAAGCAGCGAGAGGAGGCGAGGAAGCTTCTTCAAGATTCTCAGGCATATCTTAATGTTATTAAGCAGATAAACAACGGACAGCTTACAAGTGTCGCAGCTGGCAAAGAGATCGTAAGACTGCAGAAAGAACTTCTCGACGCTATCATCGCTAGAGACAAAAAAGAGAAAGAGCTTAATGCAGAGCTTGATAAGGGCGCTAAAGGCAATAAGAAGCGAATTGGAGAGCTGTCTCAAGAGCTCGCTAAGCTTGAAGAGAAGCTTGAGAAAGCGAGAGAAAAAGCCAATGAAGTAACAAGAGAGTATAAGACCCTTAATATTGAGGCAATCATTCCACTTATTAAGAGTCAGAACTCTCTTGGGGTTGTAGCTCGGCAGATTGGCGTAGACCTTCAGAAGAACGTAGACATACTGGTCAAGGGTTTCATGCAGGGACGCCTTAGCATCTCTGAGGCAAACAAGGAGATTGCCAAGACTAAAGAACTTCTTGGGCCAGGAATTCCTAATGCAGTTGGTGCTGTAAGCGATGCATTCCAGAACCTTATCGATGCCGGAACTACTGGCGGTGCATTTAGCGCAGATGCGTTTGTCGATATCTTCGCCGAATTTAGAGAAAAGTTTAACAAGGAAGGCTCTGCGCTGCGAGAAGTTCAAAGAAAGCAGCTAAACGAGAATCTTGATGCTGCAAGGGCAGCGGCAAGAAATGCAGTAGGCCCAGAAGCATCCGAGGCAGCTCAAAAGGCCTTGGCGCTTGCAAAGAAGGCTCTCGATGACTTTAGGAATGAGCCTCTCGCCCCAGACCTCTCCGATCTAAAGGACCAGCTTAAGAATTCGTTTAGCACCGATCAAGTTGAGACATTCTTTAGAGCTCTTGATGAAAGCGGTCTTAAGAGCCTTGAGGAGTTTGAGAACGCTGGGTCTCAGAAGATTCTATCTATCCTTGGAAGACTTGAGGAGCTTGGATTCAAGTTCGGCGAAACATCCGATGAGGCCAAGGGTATTAACAAGGGTCTTCAGGATGCAGAAACTGCTGCAAATGCAGGACTTGACCCGCTCAAACAAGCGATAGACCTTGTGAAGCAGTTTAACGATGGCGCTGCTACATTACCTCCTGCGTTTAACTCTACCACCGAGGCAATTGGCAATCTTAACGGGCCACTAGAAAAACTTGCATCGGGATTTGATAAAATCATAGAGAAGCTTGGACTTCTTAACGGTCAGAGATTCGAGAATGATGTGGTCTTTAACATCAGCACCACTGGAGATCAGGGTGGCCAAGCGCTTGTCGAGCTGATATTTGGAGATGGTTCTCAAGCAAGCGCCCCGACTGGTAGCGGCAGCACTACTGGCGGGAGCACCACTGGTGGCGGCAGCGGGACGACGACCGGGGGCGGCATGGGCAATAGAAGCGACTGGATTAGACAAAGCCCTGGCATATATAAGAACAGAAGGACCGGAAAGATTATCAGGTCAAGAAAAAACCCAGGCGCATAGAGGATAGTAGATGGCTTCAAGTTTCCTCATCCTGAAACCAGATGTCCCAGATTCTGCCCTGGTAATTACCTCGTCTACGCCATTTGAAGAAGACTATCCAGTATCTGCAAGTTTCTATGGTCGAGGGTATACCCACGCTCGTATCCAAAGCGCCGTAGGCTCGTTTGAGATCACGTTTGACCTTGGGACAGGTAACTCAAGGGCAGTGGACCATCTCGTCTTGGGTGGCATTAAATCTCTTGTAGCGACCTCCACGACTGGCGTAGTTCTTAGCGGATCCAACAATGGAACCACCTGGGTCTCTCAGCTTGGCACGACCTCCAACTTCCTGACTAGAACTGCAAACGGCCCGTATCAAGACGACGTTATATTTACGCCTACATATAACGATCAGATTGCTGGTACTATTTCCCCGTATAGGTATTTTAAGCTAGCGATATCAAAGGCATCTGGCACCGCTCAGTTTGCCTTTAGAAAGCTATATTTTGGTGAATCGTTCGACATGGGGAAAGAGCCAGATAACTACAATCTTGAGGTAGCAAACGAGGGGGATGCAGACACTTGGAAGTACCCTCGTGGGCATACTATTTTGTCGAAGGCGTACTACCCCAAGCACAGGGTCACGGTCGAGTGGGATGGCGTAGATGACGCAAAGGCAAACGACTTTATTGACAGAGTTTTAAATGACCCATATCGCAGCACTGTTTATCTTTATGCTGCTAATTACCAAGATCCTCTTTATGACAACAAGCTCATGCACTGTCGTGTTGTCCCTGGCGAGTGTTCAATATCAAAAGATAATGAAGTAGCTGGATGGAATAATATCAAAGCAGTGTTTGAGGAGGTGTAGTAAATGCCAACTAATCTCCTAATCAGCTACGCAGATATTCCAAACGCAGCAACCGCTAGCTCTATTAACAATGCATCTTCATCTATCTATCCATACCAAAATCTCTTTGGTGGAAATAAGACGGATCTTCATTATCTCAACACAGCTACTAGCGGCGACACTCGTATAATGCTGGAGCTCCCGAGTGGAACAACGAAGTCGTGCAACTTTATTTACATCGCTCGTGCAAATCTTTTGCAGCAGGCAAGTGTAGGGACAATTACTCTTAAGGCCAATTCGACTAATGACTATGGCACAGCGACGACCATAAGGACTATCTCTTCGTTTGGCTCACAGACACTCTACGGGCCAAATGACGATGACTATATTGAGCACTTCACGCCAAGCGCAGCGTATCGCTATTGGTTCATTAACTACAATGCGACGAGCGCATCGAAGATTCCTCACGCTAAATTCTTCTTTGGCTCTTCTTTTGACCCTGGGCTAGATCCCAACGCTCCTGCGACAATCACTCGCATTAAACAGGGCGGAGCGCAGCGAAGACCCACATATGGATTCGAGTTTACATGGAATGGCCTTTCGTATGCCAAGGCAGTACAGATGTATTTAAAGTTTTATAAGACGAGAAGGTATACGCCTCTTATTATTTCTACAAACTCGTGGCACGACATATTGATGGGCAATAGGGTTATTTACTGCAGGCTGACAGAAATGAGCCTTCCGCCACGTGTTACTGATTACTGCGATGTGACTGCCACATTTGAGGAGATGCCATGACCTCTCCAAGCTTTAACTACTTTTACAGAGTTGAGATACAGGTGGCGCAATATACGCTTGGCGGCGTTAAGATTGACCGTCTTAACGTGCGTGAGCTTATTACTCGTACATACAACTTCGTAAACAAGTCACTTCGAGACGCAACAACTCCCAGCGATCGAGAGACCTATATTCCAATACTGGAAAGCATTGGAGAGGTGACGCTTTCAGCAGGTGAGATTCTCCCATCGTTCTCTCTTTCTTCTATTACTATCGATGACTCCCGTGGTTCGTTTGGACCAGACCGAAGATTCTCGGATCTCCTAGAGAGATTTACTCTGATTGATCAGCCTATAAACATCTACTTAGGCGAATCTTCTAACGAAGTAGACGCCCCTGCAACCTGGACTCAAATTGGCTCTGGCGTTGTTACGTCTTGGTCAAAAGCACTCTCGGGCGACAAGCCCACAATGACAATTCAATTAGAGCCGTTCAAGATTTCAGATCGTGTAATGAACCTTGAAGTGTCACGAGACATTGGGGGTATGGAAAGCGCTCCCCAGGCATCTCTTGGAAAAGCGCTTCCTATCGCTTTCAACAAGGTCAATTCGGGGCTCTCTTCGCCAATAGACCGATACCCACAAGTGCTTCCTACTCGCATATCTGCCGATGGTAACGAGACAGCAAAGTATGCTCTTACGACGCAGCTGTATGGAGTCACGAAAGCGAGAATCCAGCCAAACTATTACGCAAAAAAGGCGTGGGCAGATGGAAGTAATATCTGGGCTTCTATATCATTCACCAGAGCAGCGCCTGATTATACCACTCCGCTGGTGGGGACTTACTATTCGCTCAATGCGACATCAGGAAAAGCGCATAGGATTCCACAGATTACAGCTACTAACAATGAGACTGGATTTATTGTAACTGGCGTAGAATTTAAGGTTAAGGGCAACAGTACTAATCCAGTGCGAGTCAGCGGCGGTTCTTTTACTGCCTCTTTACTTCTCGTAGATCGAGTTACGTACAATGTTGTTCAGGTTCTTGGAAAGGGAACTGTGCAACTTGCTAATTACGATACCCTCAACAATGCTAGCGGCACTTTCTCGGTAAATGTTTCATTTGATGCGCCATCTGTCATAGAGCTGACATCCGCTCGTGAGTATGACTTTTATATAGCTTGGGAATCAGCAAATATAAACATTGACGACTTATCATTGCAAAAGTACAACGAAACAGTACCTATGCTTTATAGAAGTGCTGCAGGAACGCAGGATAACTGGGGCAAAGGCACTTCAGAGCAGCTGGTAGCCCACAAACTTCGCATCGTGACTGCGACCTCTACGGTCCACGAAAATACCTATACTCGCGACGGCTATACCTATTCTTCAATGACGCTAAGCCAACCGACGCCTGACAGCGGGCAAGCTAACTGCGATCTCGATTCTCTTGAGATTGTTAATCTGGTGGAAGGGTTCTGTAAGTATTCCGACAACGCTCGAATCTACGATCCTCCGACAATCATCAAGCTGCTATCGTACGAATGGGACGGAGAGCAATGGAACGACATAAGTGCGGTAGACACGACAAGCCTTCAGACATCTCACTATGACGAAGTGTTTGCAAGTGCTTCTGGCAATTATAGGGCCAGGTATCTCACGGGCATCATAGAGGCGAAGAGCACCTATACTCAAGTAATCTCGGAGATTGCCCGTGGCAGTGCGTCAAAGATTGGCGTATTTGGCGATAGCAAACTCTTTGTGCACCCTTGGGGCGTGAGCACTACTCCAACTTATATAATCCCACAGGCCGATATTATCCCACTATCCTGGGAGAACAGGACGGACGAATCTATAGTCAACAGAACTCAGATTACATTTGGCAAATACTACGCAACCAACATCTCTCAGGACGCTGCGAAAGAAGGCTATTTGTACTCAATCGACTTTTCGAACGAATCGTACCTAGCAGTTCAGCAGATAACAGAACGTAGTCGGTCACTCTTTGGGGCCAGAAATATCGTAGAGAACACGTTCAATGTGTTTGGTTTTTCGGACACTAATCCAGTCGTAGGGCTCCCTGGGTATCTCACTGGAGGAGCTACTGCGAGCCAGCCGACATCGGGCGGAATCGTTATATACTCAGTAGACTTTCTTGCCGACTACTATCTCTCTCGGTTTGCGCTGCCATTCATCTACTGTAGCTTTGTCGTCCCTTATCATCGCTATAAGGACATCAAGATGTTTGACGTGGTATCCTTTCACCATTCCGAGTTCCCTGCATACTTCGGAACGGATCCTGCAGCACGTGCTGGAGTAGTAGATGATGGAACTGATGTAACTACTGTAGTTAATGCAAACTACGGAGAGGAGCTTGTAAGAGCGCAAAGTTATAGAGGACTCGTTGAAGCAGTTAGTTATGTTATGGCTATGGAACATGCGCCAGCGATTCGCCTAACAGTACAAGTGCTATTAAATACGGAGTATGACCCAACATGACATATGCAGATAACTACAACATAAGAACAACTAGCGTTAAGTTTAATGACGTAGGGGATGCTCTTGATGGCCTTATAACAAGAAACTATGCCGGGCTAACAACTGGCACATCGACTACATATATTGCGACGCCCACGCCAGCTTGGGATGCTTATACGACTTCTGGGCTAATTGTTATTATTCCGCATGTCTCAAACTCTGGTGCGTCCACAATTAACATTAGCGGATTGGGCGCTAAGGATTTAAGAATCGGAGGAGCTGCAATTTCCGCAGGGGTGCTTCAGCAAAATATCCCTACAATTATGGCATATACTGGCTCTGTATTTGAAATTCTTCTTCAGAACGTCAGCATTCCAATAGGACAGATATCAGCTTTTGCAGGATCTAGCGCTCCTGTCGGATGGCTTATGTGCGATGGTTCGTCGCAATCCACTACTGGCGCATACGCAGCGCTGCATGGAGTTATCGGGTACACATATGGCGGCTCTGGGGCTTCTTTTAATCTTCCAGATCTTCTTCGTCGAGCTCCCGTTGGAAAAGGTGGAAGCGATACACTTGGCGGAAATGATGGCGTGGCCTATGCGTCACGAAGTATGTCGCATACTCATACGATAAGTCATACGCATAATATCGAGAACCATCAACATACAGTTCCGGCGCACTATCATACAAATACATCTAACTCTTTATCCGTAGATATATCGCATAATCATTCGTCAAGCGCCGTTACTGGAACCGTTGGAGGAAGTGATGGAACACACGATCACGATCTGAGGCAAGAGGCTGGAGGAGGTGGAACTGCCGATGGTTCTGCAGCTAATATAATAAGTCTAGTAGCAAGCACCGTTTCTGCATTTAGAAATAGCAACAATCACTACACCGGCGGCGGTCACGGTCACTCGCATAGCCTGATTGCTTCTGGGCAGGTGTTAGGCTCAAACATTAAATATGTTTCGGGAACTGTTGGTACTGGAGTAAACGGAGATGTTGCGTTCTCGACAAATGCAGGAGAGGGTGGAGTGGGTACAAGCTCGCAGACCGGAACTACGTCTGGCCCTAATACTCAACAACATCTATTCGTAAATTATATCATCAAGTTCTAAGGAGCTACTTATGATCGATCAAATTACTATAGAACCAGCGCCAGAGGGTTCAAATGTAGAGAATATTCTCCCTACATTTGGAAGTGTTGTGGTGGCCACAGACAAGCTCAATGGCCTTCAAAACGACCAGTATAGCGCGGCATTGCAATACGCTAACGATTCCGGGCAGCCGCTCGCTACGGTCGAGGTAGTCATTAACCCTATTACTCCAGTGGCTGGGGGAACTATTGAGATTGTCAATGGGTCTTTGGCTTATGAGATTACCCTTACGACTGAGACAACTGCTCGGAAATTGAAATTTGTTGATATCCCATCATCCTTTCTTTTGAGCTTCTTTTTAGTCAATAAGAGTGGAGATGAATTTCCCGCAAAGGGTAATTATATAGTCGTCGAGCCTCAATATTAAAAGTATAATGAGAGCATTATGGCAGCTGGACTTTACGACATACTTATTGAGCAGGGGGCTACTTTTGAGCTTAGTCTTACCTGGAAGGATAGTAACGATGCTCCGGTAAATATTACTGGGTACTCTGCTCGTATGCAGGTTCGAGAAACCTATGAGTCCGAGGATACCTTAGTATCTCTCACGTCACCTGGGGACATTACCCTTGGGGGAGCGTTGGGCACCATTCTGATTACCATACAGCCAGCGGTTACATCTACCCTTCCCCTACTTGAGGGTGTCTATGATATAGAAATGGTTGCTGCAAGCACGACTTACAGGCTATTGCAGGGTAAGGCCACAATCTCAAGAGAGGTTACTAGATGACTCAGCGATATGTAGTTATCGAAGAAAGCGATAATGTTGTGATTGTATCATCACCTGGGCCTCAAGGCGCTTCTGGCCCATCTGGTGGAGTGCCCGATGGCGATAAGGGCGATATTACCGTTGCATCCTCTGGAACCGTTTGGACCATAGATCCAGGTGTAGTAAGTTATGCTAAGATTCAAGACGTCTCGGCAACCGACAGGCTCCTTGGGCGGCAATCTGCTGGCTCTGGAGACGTTGAGGAGATTGTCTGCACGACTGCTGGAAGGGCGCTATTGGATGATGTGGACGCCTCCGCCCAACGCACAACCTTGGGCCTGGGAACCCTTGCCACACAGAACGGCACGTTCTCAGGAACTTCTAGCGGCACAAACACTGGCGACCAAAACATTTTTTCGACGGTAGCGGTCTCTGGGCAGTCGAACGTAGTAGCCGATAGTACTTCTGATACGCTGACAATGGTAGCTGGTGCTGGCGTATCGATTACGACAAACGCAACAACCGATAGCATTACAATATCATCTACGTTGACAGGTCTTTCAGACGGCGACAAGGGGGACATTACCGTAAGCTCCTCTGGGGCCACCTGGACTATTGATAACGATGCCGTAACGTACGCCAAGATTCAAAATGTCTCGGCGACTGATAGGCTTCTAGGGCGATCCTCGGCAGGGGCTGGAGACGTTGAGGAGATTACCTGCACATCAGCTGGAAGGGCGCTATTGGATGATGTGGACGCCTCCGCCCAACGCACAACCTTGGGCCTGGGAACCCTTGCCACGCAAAGCGGTACGTTCTCAGGAACCTCTAGCGGCACTAACACTGGCGACCAGAACATTTTTTCGACGATTGTGGTTGCTGGGCAATCGAACGTAGTTGCAGATACGACCTCCGACAGCCTCACGCTTGTAGCTGGAACCAACGTCACTATAACTACTAATGCAACTACAGATACTATTACTATTTCCGCTACAGGCGGTGGAGGGGGCGGAACTGGAGATGTTGTAGGCCCATCGAGCTCTACGGACAATGCAATCGCTCGGTTCGATCTGACGACGGGCAAACTGATTCAGAACAGCTTGGCAACTATCTCGGATGGCGGAACAATCGATGCGCCCAATGCTACGCTGGATTACATTCAGATCGACACGGCGGCAACGCCTCCGACAATCGTAGAGGGTACAGTCTCTTGGGACGTTGGAGATGGAACGCTTGACCTTGGGCTCAAGGGCGGGAATGTAAATCTCTTGATCGGAGAGCAGCAATACTCTAGGGTCTACAACGATACCGCATCGACCATGACCAAAGGGCAGGTGGTGTACCTTTCTGGCGCTCAGGGCAACCGTGTTGCCGTAAAGCTCTCCAGGGCAGATAGCGAGCTGACCTCCAAGGATACTATCGGGTTCGTTGCAGAAAGTATCGCTGCGGGCGCTGAGGGCTGGGTAATAAGCGCGGGGCCTTTTTATAAGCTCAACACCCTCGGACTTGTGGCTGGAAATACTGTCTACTTGAGCCCTACGACCGCTGGAGCGTACACGACTACCAAGCCTTCTGCGCCCGATCACGTTGTAATACTTGGATTCGTGCAGAGAGTTAGTGCCACCGTAGGCTCTTTCTACGTGAAGGTCGATAACGGCTACGAGATTGACGAGCTGCACAACGTCTCTGCCCTATCCCCTTCTAGCGGCAATCTGCTCATCTACGACGCCCCTGCGGGACTTTGGGAGGCGGCCAACCTTACTGATGGCGGAAGCATCAACATTACCGAGGGCGCTGGAAGCATAACTATCGCAGTATCCGATGGCGATAAGGGCGACATCACCGTAAGCGCTTCTGGTGCTACTTGGACGGTGGACAATGACGCTATCACCTATGCGAAGATTCAGAATGTTTCGGCAACTGATAGGCTTTTGGGCCGTCAAACTGCAGGCGCTGGAGACGTCGAGGAGATTACTTGTACGGCAGCAGGAAGGGCTCTGTTGGATGATATAGACGCCTCTGCTCAGCGCACTACTCTCGGACTTGGAACGCTTGCCACGCAGAGCGGAACATTCTCTGGAACCTCTTCTGGCACAAACACTGGCGACCAGACAATCACATTGACTGGAGATGTTACGGGCAGCGGCACTGGAAGCTTTGCAGCAACCATTGGCAGCGCTAAGGTGACATACGCAAAGATTCAAAATGTAAGTTCGAGCAATAGGCTGCTTGGAAGAGCCACAGCTGGGGCTGGGAGCGTTGAGGAGGTTTCGCTAGGAACAAATCTTGTTTATTCAGGAACAACCCTTAATACCACTGGTTTACAAAAGACAATCACGTCAGGAACAGCAGCGCCAAGTGGTGGAAGCGACGGTGACATATATCTGCAATATACATAAAGGGAAGTATGACGCTTGAAGAGAGACTCCAAAAAGATGACGTAAAGGATTTGCCTGATTGGGCAGCAGCCGAAGTACTGAATGCTCCCGATCCTTCACTTCCAATTATAACCTTCTGGGAACCAACACGAATTGGAGTTGGCCAAATAATGACAACGCTTGGAGCAACAGAAGGTGCTGATCTACTTGATCAGTTGGTTGTTGCCGCAGAGCAAGATGCTGTCATTCGTTGGGGTCTAAAAGTTATGGAAGGCAGCGGTTTAGACCTTTCGCTTCAAACAACTCGTGAGCAAGTCTCGGGGTTAGTAACCGCGGGTTTTATTACAGAAGCACAAAAAGAAAGTCTTTTTAGTTTATCAAAACGCGAAAGGTTTCCGTCATGGTCAGAGGTAAACAATACGTTTGTCGATGCTCGTGCAGTAGGATTAGCAAGAGGAGGAATCTAATATGGCAATAGCAAAATGGTCAACACCAGCAACACGCTCAAGTAACATTGCATCAACAGTTCTCAACTCGCTTGCTTCTGGCTCAGAATCAGCCGTGGTCACTTACGATAACTCTAGTGCATTGGCCTTGTATGC